GTTTTATAGTATTATACCAGGATGGGATGTTGAAACTGTTGCTGAGGTGCTATGAACTACTTGTGTTTGGTTGATGGTGTGGTAGAATATGGGAGCACAAGTCTCTCTGACTTCGCACACTATCAGTTGATGTATGCCGAAGAGCACAAGAACGCTAATGTTCAGTATCTTACTCTGACTGATGAAGAGTATGATGAAATGTTCCCTTATGAGGAAGATGAATGACTGAACCTATTCTTCTTTGTAAGGATTGTAAGCATTATCGTAAGGATTGGATTTCTCATATTCTCTCTGGAACTTATCATTATGATACTTGTGCCTCTCCAAATACAACACAAAATCCTGTAACTGGTAATGAAAATAGGTTTTGTGATATGTTGAGATCAGAACGATGGAAAGAACTTGATTATTCTTGTAGACCTGATGGTAGATTTTGGGAGGCACGGAAATGACTGACGAACAAATTGAAATGCTCCGCCGTCTTATTCAAGATGAGATTGAAGTTGCTGGTGTTGATGGTATGGAACACGGTGTCTGGGGTTGGATGGACAGTCAATTAGACAAACGCTGGAAAGAGTTTCAGGAGAGTTTTAATGAGTGAAGATATGCCGTGGGTGATTGGATTGACTGATGAGGAAGTTCAAGAACTTCGTAAGAACAAACAAGAACTCACACAATACGGAAAGGAGAAAATCCGAGAACTTATGAATGATAATAAGTTGAGATTTTATGATAAAGGAAAAGAAACTTTCGCAGTTGATGGTAGTTCTTGGGGAAAAATCCAAACTCCAGAAATGAAATTAGAGCTTAAAGAGATGACTCACGAAGAAATGCTTGAAGTTGCCGCAAAACGAGAAGCAGAAAACAAAGCAGCATTAGAATCACTTGGAATTGATTATGAAAATTTTGGACAGAAACCTTGGGATGAATCTATGTTGGAAGAAGTAGAATTAACAGAAAAAGAGAATCAAGTTCTAGAAATCGCAAAGAACTTTATTGGAGAACACTCAGATGCAATGAAACAACTTGCAAGAATTGAACATCAAGAACTCGCTGCAGAACTTGCACTTGAACTTCGTTCTTGGGCTCAAAATGAAGAAATGGTTGACCAATACTTCACTAAACATGGTATAATCTGTAATCAAGCCGCAGACCTTCTTGAACTTCTTGTAAAATGACTTACAATCTCAACCCAGAAGCAAAAGCATTCTCATACACTCGTGAAGAGTTGTTTGAGTGTATCACAAAGATTGTCGCACATCCTCATAAAACTATCACAGAACATGACCAATCCCGTGCTCTTGCGATTATGATGGTGTTTGATGATTACTTCACCAATTACACCGAAAGTGATAACAATGGTGGACATTATGTTTATGAACAAGATGCAATTGACTTTATTTCTTTTGTAAGATTTAAACTTGGTATTGCTGGATTACCTGATGGTATTGATGTTGATGAGGTATTGAAATGAAAATCGCATTTAATGGACATTCTCCCACTGAAAGAGAAACTGAACTGACTCAAGAAGAACTCGCACTTATCTTTGAGGTGATGAAACAAAAGTTTCTGGATCATATTGAGTATGGTAAGTTTAATTACAGTTATCAAACTCACGATCAACTTGCTGTTACAAAACTCTGCGACGATCATCAGGTTGATGTAGATTATGAAAAAGACAGAGTTGCTTTCTTTATGGCAATCGTAGATCAAATGGAGAACCCTTATAAATGAGTAGATTCACCGAAAACCCTGATGAGATTGTGCTGAAAGATGTTGAGATGTTTCATCTTGAAAGTATGACGGAAAATGCTTTATGGATTGGGTGCTATACACAAGATAATAAAATTTATCATCTCAATATTGTAGCAAAAGATAATGAATTAAAATATTTTTGGAGTGATGAAACCTGTGACTGACGAACAAAAACTTACATTTCTACTTAAAGAACTCAAAATTCTAGCAAGAGAAACTCACTGCTATGATGGTAAAGGTGGTGGAGATTATTATGAATATCCACCACATGATTATGAGGTATTTGCTGATGGGGAAAAGTATTCTTTGGTTTCTTTTGCTCGCAGTATTTTAGAGAGTATGGGTGAGAGTTATGATGATGACTGGGATGCTCCTATTCCTCCTGGTGTTGATCCTTGGAACCTTCGGGGAAGAAGTTAAATGAGCAGTAAAACTTATCTCCAATATGTTGCGATTCCAGCACTTGCGTTTTTCATTTCTGCGATTGTGTCCTATAATCTAACACCAGAGAGGACACCTCAACATACTTCTACTGTGTCTGGGTCTTCTGGTGATTTAGTATGTACTTCGTCTTGTAAGGTAAAAGACCAATGACTAATGACGATAAACAATTTTTGAAAGAATTCCTGCGTGGTGCTGGTTCTATTGGTATTATTGTAGGTATTATTATTCTTGGTCTTGCCTTTCTTCTACGCAATGGCACAGAACTAAAACCATCTGCTGAAGTTGTTGACACCTACAAAGGATGTGATATAGTAAGATGGACTGCTTCCAATCTTGCTGAATACAAGTATTTTCTTTACTGTAATAACACTCGTCCCGTTTACGAAAAATGACTGAAACATTCAAACAAACATCAGACGAACCATACGATAGGCACAACTATAAGTTGGTTTATAGTAATGGGCAGGAAGTTTTCTTTGAGGACTATATGGATGTTCAGGCAGCGTGGTTTCAGACTCCATCAAACTTTGTAAGTCATATTGAAGTTCTTGATAAAAAGAAGAGTAAGGGGTTCAAATGATTTCACTATTTGATATGTTCCATGATGAGCGTAGATATGGTTGGATAGTGGATAGTCGCTATCAGTGGATTAATATGCTTACTAAAATGAAAAAGAATAATCCACGCCGTTTTAAGGAGTTTAAGTATTCTGAAGCAACCATTTATCATCACATAGATAGAATACAACAAGAGCAAAACTTGTACGACTAATGAGCGAAGTAACCTTTAAGAAGCATAGAGTCTTCCGTGAAACAGAAGCGGTAGTGTTCTATGATATTTCCGTAGAGAACTCTAACGCACAAGACCTTGTGTGTCATACTGGTCCTGCTATTTCACCACCAGATGATATTGTAGGTGCTAAACAGTTTTATATCCATTATCACCAGATTGACCACAACCGTGTTCTGTCTGGAATTCGCACATTTGAATTAGTCAACCCAGAGTGGCGTTATCCTTATCATATTGTTCACCTGAATCGTTCTTCTGGTGCTCTGGTGATTCCTAAAATGACCTTCCATCGTTCATACTCTGGCGCTGATGGTTCGATTGTGATTAACCAGGCAATTCGTGACGATGAGTTTGATCCAGAGACAGAGTTTGTTCCAGTATCAGCAGCGAAGAACCCTGACCTGTATCACATTCTGGCACACGAAAAACCAGTGATTCATACACTAGGAGAATAATATGGAACTTAGAGCAGATCAGTGGCGTCTCATTCAGACTGCTGTTCGTAGGTATCAAGTTGAGAAATGTCTCAACAATACCGCAGAGTATTGGGAATGTAGTGCCGTGCTTGACGAAATATATGATCTCTGCTATGATCAGAACCGTGAACAACCTAGATGATGGACTACACAGAAGAATTTCCATTTGATCAGTTCCCTTGGAAACTCATTCATAAGGACGGAAAGGAAACACGTAAGTGTTATTTCCAATCTGAAGAGCACCGTAAAAAACACATTGATCGTTACAAACTAAACAAGAAAGACATCAAACTCAGTTACAAATATGATGACTAATCCTATATCATTCGTTAAAAATACAAGAACTCTGTATAGTCTTCAGTATCGTAAGAAAGTTACTGAAGTTCTAGTACAGTTTGCTAATGAAGATCCAGCGTGGATTCCAATGGATACTTTAGATGCAATGGTGCAAACACTACTCAACGCAACTCAGGAGGTTATGAATGACTGAACGCACTTTTACTGGAAAAACTGGCGATGTATGGACTTGGGATGAAACTCCTGAAGTTGTAGAGGCACTTAAAAAAGTTCATGCTGGTGATTACCAAGGACCACTGTATGCACCTCACCCTGATTTGAAGAGACCCAATGAATACAAAACCACTGACAATTGAAGAAGTAACCGAAGCAGCAGACATCTTCTTTCCTATCTATGAATATGTGAAAGGGCGTCTGCCTGCCGATACTAAGGTAGAAGATGTCCTCAAAGTTGCTGAGAATGTCTGCACCCTAGCACAGAAACTTCGCGTAGAGAAAGAAGCAGAAACTCAACCTTTTGGATTCAATAAAAAAAATGACGAAACGCAATCCACTTGATATACCAGATAAGAAACTGATTGACGAATGTTTTTATGTTGTAAAAGGAAAATTTCTCTGGGATAGTTATGACAAAGAAGGTAACGGATTGGTCTCAGCTCTCACTGAAGAGTCATGTATATCAGGCACCCGTTTTTATCTTAAAGGACGGCAGGAAGGTTGGACTGAGACCAAATCTTATTCGGGCGAAGTAGGTGGAAAACTATGAAAAGTAATCCATACTGGTTTCTTGAAAAGTGGGGAATTACGGACAGTGTTCCTATGGATGATGTTTATGATAGACTGACTCAACTTGAAGACCGTGTTCGTGTCCTTGAAGAAGAGAACATTGGACTCACTAATGCTCTTTATGAGATGGAAAACTCCCTTGATGCTCGCATAGATATTCTTGCCGAGCATTGTAGGATTATTCCAGATGTATGAAGGTCTAAGCAATTTAGAAAAGGCATTATCACATTTTGGAACGAGAGCAGATATCATTATTGCTCTTGAAATGGGTGGGAAGATTGATGCAGAAACTGCCTACCAAAATATTAAAATGGAACTCAAAGAACTCAAAAAAATTCGTAAGAAAGCAAAAAAAGATCCAGATTATACTGAACTCTGATGGAAGACTCTCTTAAAATAACAGAAAACAAAGATGGTTCATTCACAATGGACTGGGACCCACAAGACTCAAAATGGTCGTGGCTTAATGGCTTGACTCAGAAGGAAGTTCAGGTTATTATGGAGCAAGCAATCAAGGACTACCTAGATGACCTCAAATCCGTACAGCACTGATTTTGAATATAAAAAGTATTCACTTGAGCACCTTGAAAACTGGTTACATGATGCTTTGAATTCTGAAGATCTTACCCCACAAGACATTTACGATACTCTTATCAAATGTGTGGATGAAAATGTAGAGTATCATAAAAAGTATCTGACTAAGAATATTGAGTTTCTTTCTCTGCTAAAAGGTAATCGTCCTGTTGACTTAAGTCCAACTGGTGAAGAGTTTTCTCAGTATACTGAAGAAGAACTCAATGCAATGTGTGATGCTGCGGCAGAACAAGAAGAGAAAGATAAGTGTCGTGAGTATAACCTGCGTGAGGCAGAATACTATAACAAGCGAGCACAACTTGATGCTGAATATGAAGCAATTAAGGCATGGGGTGGATATGACTGGACTCCTGGATCATAATGTATACTCTTAATTTTCTTGCTCCCATACTTGTAATGGGATGTGCTAATAACTTTCTAGAAAGTCAAGGCGAATACTGTAACCTTGACAAACCACAACCAAATATAGTAAAATATTATGAAACTGGAAAGTCCTGTTATAAAAATGGGATTTTTTATGAAAAATGTGAGGATGCAAATGGCTCTATCTGAATCAGTTGAAACGAGTTTGCGAGAAGCAGAAGCATCATTAAGAAATGCATTATCTTATGCTGCTCGTCAAGAAAAACCATTCATTGCTAAACATATTGCCGATATGATTATGCAAATTGATACCCTCATCAGCACAGATGCTCTGCTTGATAAGATGGAAAATCGTAAGTTTGGCGACAGTGGATCCTTTGGTTCTTTCTTCGGAGATTAAGAAGTGTAACGTGATCCCAAAGAAAGTATTAAGTTTCTAGATATTAGTATATTGAAATGCTAACATTGGGACACATCGCAAGGAACTCATGACTCTCGCAAAAACTGGTTCTGAAGTTCTCACAAAAGAAGAGTGGGAAGAACTTATTGCCCTCAAAGACGCAATAACCTATGCTCCACAAACAGTTTCTGCCGAAAAAATGGAAAAGTTTGCTGAACTTATGGTGCGAAGTCTTGAAGGAAAGGAAGACAACACACCGCGATAAAAATAAATAAGTATTATCCCGTTACAAAACAATGGAAAACATCGACACACATATTCAAAAGGACGAGGACCTTTTGAGTGATCCAACTATCTCTCCACAAGCAAGAAGGCACACTGAGGAAGAGTTAGAAGCACTGAAAACATATAAAGAACATCATCCAGAAGATTCACACGATCCTACACCACTTGAGTTGTATTGCGACACTCATCCTAATGCACTGGAATGTAGAGTCTACGATGACTGATAGATTGGAGGGTTGACGCCCTCCTTTTTTTATGGTATCATAGTTTGTTGTAAGTGATTGATTATGTCTGAGATCAAGATTCTTCAGAAACCCGTTGAAGAACTGAATACTGTTGACCAGACATTTGACCTAGTTTATATGGATCCTCCCTTTGGATTGCAGAGGGACTTTACTATGCAAGAGGAAGATGGTCAAGAGAAAGGATTCTCAGACAACTGGACTTCCTTTGATGATTATATTGACTGGTATGCTGAAGTTATCAACAATGCCTACGCCAAACTGAATAAAGATGGGTGGATGTATTGTCATAATAACTTCATTGGTAATGCTCTGGTATTGTCTAAAGTTAATCGCAAGATTCGTGACGCTTTCTACACAAATATTTCTTGGAAACGCAGCGGTCCAAAGAACAATATCAAGAACGGTTGGGGTAACATCGTAGACAGCATTATGGTCTTCCGTAAAGGTAGTCCATACTTTGAGGTTGAATATACCTCTCTGGATCCAGTATATGCTGCGAATAGTTTCCAAAACAAGGATGAGGTTGGTTATTATGCTCTCGCTAAAGTTAGCGGTGAGAAGAGTCGTCCTTGTGCAAGATTTGAGTACAAAGGATATAATCCACAGTTTGGGTTCCGTATAACAAGGGAAAAACTGGAAGAACTGGACGCCCAGGACCGTTTGCACTACGGTGCAAACAATATCTACAAGAAAATCTATTCTCATGAGTCCAAAGGTGTTCCAGTGCAGAATTTGTGGGATGATGTATACTTTATCAGCAGAAGTGAGAAGAATAAGCGTAAATATCCCACACAAAAGCCCCTGAAACTGTTAGAACGTATCATAAAGTCATCATGTCCTGAGGGTGGATGGGTTCTGGATCCCTTCTGTGGATCTGGAACGACTGCTATTTCCGCTTTTAACCTGAACCGAAATTGCGTCACCCTGGACGTGAATCCCGATGCTATCACCATTGCACAGGAGACAGTTGATGAACTGGTACAGCAGGCATCAAACCCGCTTGTGGATGCCCTATACTGACTTCAGTTCAAACAAAGGCAATGGCGACTCGCTCCAGAATTGGAATTGAACTCTCTGACGGTTCTATTCTTTCAAGCTATCATCATTGGGATGGGTATCCCGAATGGTTGGGTCGTATTCTGAACACTCATTACAACACCAAAGAGAAAGTTTCTGAACTGATTGATGGTGGTGATATGAGTTCCTGTTGGAATGATGACAAGGAAGCAGAGTATTATTCTGCTCGTGGTGAGAATTGCCCTCCTCGCCTTGATGCTTTCCTTGGAGAATACCTGCTGCCCGACAACAGCGAAGAGTATGCTTATGTCTTCCGTAATGGTGAATGGGTGTGCTACAACATGCACCAGTTTGATGATAGCAAACTGCCTGAGATTGTAGAAATTCCTTCTGGAGCACTGGCGGTTTAGTCTGCCTTATGCTACAATAACTAAACAATTTGAGGGTCAACTTCATGGACTTATCTGAGATTCTGGATGAAATTCGTGAGATTGAGATCTATGATGTAGATCCTAAAGACTGGATGGGATACATGAAAGAGGACGACTCCTGGGATCCAGTTCCCGAACTGGCATACTGACCCCTGAGAGGCGTCTAGGATGCCCTATAATACCTTCATACGCAAGCAACCGATGTCCACCACCTTCGCTGACTACGCTGCCCAGAAGGACGCACAGAACACCATCTATCTTAACATTGTTAAGTATGGTATGATGCTGTGTGATGCTCTCCAGCAAGATGCTCCTGACGGTTACTTCTACTCTCTGGACTCTTCTGGGCGTAAGTATCACAAAGTCTTCATGCACATTGGTGATCGCCGCGATAGCATTCACGCTTTCATTGATAAGAAGACTGGTTCTGTCTACAAACCTGCTAGCATTAAAGCACCTGCTAAGGGAGAGCGTTACAATGTGCTGATTATCAACTCCCGTGAGCAAATGCTTGAGCGTTGTGACTGGGCAGGAGGTTATCTTTATAAGTGATTTACTTCCTTATCATTTCTGCTAGTGTTGCATGGGCGGCACTAGCATTATTCTCTCCCTGGTTTAATCATCTCAACAAAGAAAATGAATTTCCCCAAAGAACTGTTGATTGAGGCACTTTACAATGAGTATGTCTTTCTTTGTCATGATGATTATGATCCTGATGTGGATGTATCTCCTGAAGATTATCTGGAAGGATTGAAAGAGATGACCTATGATGAGTTGGTTGAGGAAACGCAGACTGACGAAGGATTTACTCTTATTGAATATGTGGAAGCGTGGGGATGATTACACTTTTTCTTTGTTGGATTAGTGCTGTGCTTTTAGCACTTGGTTTTAATTACGTTATTATGAGAGACACTGATAATGACGACGACACATAAACTTGTTTTTCTTGGTTCTTTCCTTTGGTTTCTTCATTGGGGTCAATGTCTTACATCAGTCATTCTGGATATGGTTATTCTAAGAAACTCTGTGAGGATGTTACCTCTTGGTTTCTGACTAAGTATTTCCCACGACACAAGATTACGCTGGACATTGTGCATCGTGGTCTGAATCGTGAGCAGGTTTATGGATATTGTGACGTTATTGAAGACAATTATCGTCCTCGTCACTTTCTAATCGAAATGAATACCTATATGGACAAAGAGTTGTATGTAAAAACTCTTTTGCATGAATTAACCCATATGAAGCAGTGGGTGGATGGTCTGCTGCGCTCCCGTTATGGAAAATTGTGTTATTCTAAAGAACCTGTCGAAAAGTATGAGTATTGGTATCAACCACATGAAGTAGAAGCACGATATATGGAAGAAGAATTGTATCATGATTATTTGATAGATAGGGGTCTTGTGACAGTTGAAAAGGTGGCACACTGCTTCTCCAACCGCCTGATGCAGGCAGTATAATTACAAGGTAATCAAGAGACGACACCAGTGAAGGACATTCGCATTCTGGTTGAAACTGCAGACGGTTGCATTACTATTTGGTATGAGCGTTCTAACAAAGAAAACGCATGTAAGTTTATTCACAATCGTGTCTACAATCAACTGTGTGGATTGAACATTAAAGAGATCGACGTTTCTGTTATTGGTGCCTGAAGTGGGGACAGTTGTGGAAGTGGCACAGTACCGCTTCCACTGCCCACCATCTGCTCTATAATACTAAGGTAATCAAGGGAACGACCCCAAATGCAACTCACCTCCACCACTGGTACGATGGTTGTTGACTACTATCCCATCGAAGGTAGCACTCAATTCATCTATAAAGTGCTGAAGTTTCAGGGTGTTGATACCATGAGCACCAAGTGTATTACCAAGCGTGACTTTCAGCGTGAGTGTGATGAGCGCATTGGACTTGGTTATGAAGTGACCAACTTTAATACCGATGCCGTGAATGTTAATCCTATGAATGGTGCCTGCTGATGACCACATTTATCATCTGGGTTTGTATTACAACCCTGGTTTTTATTCTCCTTAAAAACATCACCCGTTTCTGAAATGACTAACTTCACTGGCGTTTTCCTGACTGTTGAGAATCACGGTTGTGTTTATACTGTTTGCACCGAGGGTGAGTTGTTCTATGCTCCCATTCTTGCTGATGGTAGTGTGAACTTCAATGAGTTTGATGTTTTCTACTTTGAGGAAGAAATGACTGATGCAGAACGTGATGAATTGGAGGATATTCAATCCGCATTGATTGATATGATGAAGCGTGCTGGATTGTATTTCCAAGTGCCTGTGACAGTTTAAGAACTGGCACAGGGGGCATTCCAGCAGCGCCTGAATGCCCTATAATAAGAGCATCAACAGAGGGGAATCCAATGGAAGACGCCACCATCCGCGAACTGCGCCTCAGTATTCTGGAGGAGATTGAGGACATGGACATTGAGTTTCTCAAGCGAATTGCCTATGAGTGCCGTTGTGAAGAAAATGGCATTTATCCTGACGAAACTTACATTCGCTGGTGATTCTGATGGTTACTCTCATGAACAACGAAAAATCAAATAAAGAGTTTGTTGATTTTCTTTTCGATAAACTCTTTTCTCACACCGATTCTGATATGATTGATCTGCACGACTCTGATAGTTGTGACGATCACCTGATGTTTGCCCAACTCGAACTTTTCTGATGAAAAACCTTCACCTTGAGCACCCTGAAGATTCTATTCTTACTGGTGACCTTTCTGTTCTTGATTGGTTTGTGAGTAAGGGTAATCTGAGTGTTAAGATGGACGGTGCTCCTGCGATTGTCTGGGGCAACGATCCTGCAACAAATACTTTCTTTGTCGGCACTAAAGCAGTGTTCAACAAGGTGAAGATTCGCATTGCTCATTCTCATGATGAAATCGATCAGTTCTACGAAGGAAATGTCGCGGAAATCCTTCATCGTTGTTATGATGTGCTTCCTCGCACTCATAACATCTATCAAGGTGATTTTATTGGGTTTGGTGGACAGTCCGAGTACAACTCCCAACTCCTCACCTATCAGTTTGAGAATGTAATCACTGAGGATGTGATTGTTGCTCCTCATACCTATTATCAGGCAAGTAGTGATCTTCGGGATGCACATGCCTATCCATTGTCTTATAAACTGACTGGTAACCGTCAGTGTAAGTTTGTGCAACCACTTGCCTGGATTGCCTATGGGCAAGAGCGTTTTGCTGATGTTGATGAAGTCTGTGCATTTGCCCGTCAAATGTCTACAACCTGTGAGTTTGTAAGTCATTCAAAAGCACAGAAGATGAAGCAGGTTTTCAACACTTTCATCAAAAGCGGCAACGAACTGGACGAGGAGGCACTGACGGTCGCCTGCGACTGCGATCGCAACCTAATTCGTTTGTGGAAACTTGTCAAGTCGATTAAGGAGGACTGTTTGTTCATTTGTCGCAATAATGGACCTGCTACCTATCTGTTAGGGGAGCGTATTGATGCTGAAGGTTATGTTTTGTCCAATGAGCACGGTTGCTTCAAATTGGTGAAGCGTGAGGCATTCTCCCGTGCTAACTTCAACCACGGGCGATTCCAGACCAGTTGAGGAACTGTCCACTACTGCACTGCTTATCCCACTTCACCCTGCTATACTTACAAGGTAATCAAGAGGACTTCTCATGACTGACGAACAACGCACCGACATTGTAGAGGATCAACTTGACCACATTTATGCACTGTGTCAAAGTTGTGCAGAAGTTGACAACGAAGATACCTGTCGTGCATTATATGAGGAATATGCAGAATGGTTTGAAGCCCAAGGAGAAGACAATGGACAATATGAAGTCATGTGGGCTCCTAACTTCACTCTTCAAGACTAATATGTTAGAATAACAATAGTTCACCTATGGAGGTATGATGACTGACGCAAATGTAAATCTGAATGTGCATGAAATTGGTGTAATTCTATCTGCACTGCAACTACTTACCAACCGTGACGAAAATCAAATTGCTAAAGAATATGGAAGTGCCCCAGCCCTCTACAACAAACTATACTCAGTTTGGGAAACTCTTGATCGATCAGAAACAGGACTCCGAAACGATGTCGTCCCTTCCTACTAAACTTTGGTATCAGACTCTTGCCGTAATGCAGGAAGATGCACCTGAACTTCTGGATGAGTTTCTGGAAAACAGTGCCGCTAAAATGGAGGTGACTGTAGATTATCTGATGGAGGAATTTCTTTGACTGAAGAAGCAAAGTTGCATTTAGCACTGATGCAGATTCACAACATGATTAGTTTACTGAAAGGAAATGAGTATGAGGTTTTTCTTTATAGTAAATTGTATAAGATGAAGTGTGAACTTGAACGACAATTGTCTCTCTTGACAAATAGCAAACAACAATCTACAATTAAGGAGTAACTTACACACAACGATGAACTATCTGTATTTGGTTGATTACTGGGTTCCATTTCCATCATCAGAATATGGTGGTTTGATCGCTGTAATCGCTAAGAACGATGTTGAATGTCATGATATTCTTCTGAATTGGAGGGATCAATGTGACGATAAATACGACAACCTGATTATGGAACGAGTGAATAGTGCCTCGCGTTATGCACTTGCTAACACCGAAGAATCGGGTATTGTAGAATCATTTACCACATAACAATGACTGAAGAAAAACTGTATCGCATTGAAGAGTACAACACAACAGGATGGGAAGTTGTACCAGGAAAGTCCACTCAACTCACAAAACCAGAAGCAAAACAACGTCTTGAAGAACTCATTGAAGAAGGAACAAATCCCAATCGATTGCGTGCTACCCCAGACGTTTAAACACCAACCACCAGAAGGGTATAGTTATGAGCAAACCGAGTTTAAACGCAATGTTATTGCTATCTGGATTCTTCATCAGCGTCGGTTTGATTACAATCATGGTGCTCCAGTCCGTTGTATCTGGGGATTCTATAACACCAAAACAAAGTCCTATCATTCCCCAGTCAACTCCTCTACAATGGGATCCGTCGTTAGTATAGAACAAACGACACCATACTCTGCAATGCTATTAAACCTTAATCCTTTAATGCAATGTCTTATGTCCCCCAATTAGATGATTATGTTAGGTGGAACAAAGGTAAGTTCTCTGTAGAAGGATGGGTGTATTTTAAGGATAAGTCTTATCTTACGATTGAGACAAAGACTAAACCAAAACATCCTGATGATCTGCAGAACGGTACTCATCATAGGAATCATAGAACACTGGTATTGTGTTATCCAGAGTCATGGAAAGATCTCACCTATGTTAAGTCACGCGCCGATAAATATGATGAGAAGTAAAACCTCATTATACTGTGCATAATTTACAGGAAGCATCAGATCAAAAACGTTATGCTCAACAGGCAGAAAAACTTGGTTTTAAGTTAGAACGTTCTTCTGGTAAGCATGATATTTACAGGCATGAATCAGGTGCTCAAGTACCAGCACCAAAGAGTGGTAGTGATAGTAGAGGTTTTCTAAACTTTCGTCGTGATTTAAAACGTGCTCTCACAAATAAGGGAGTAGAATTACCAATTAAACCAGAGAAAGTAAAACTTGATTCAATATCAGCAAATAAACTAAAGGCAGATAAACTTACACAAGTTACAAGGTTATCATCATCACAGAGAAGAATAGAAGCAGGTAACAGAGGAGCAATAACAGGAACACAAACAACGTTCTCTGATTTTATGAATAAGTTAAAACCAGTTGTTAATACGGTATCAACCCCCAACTTATTACAGAGAATGAAGACTGCATTTAGTTCTAATTTAAAGTCCGGTGAAATACCAAAGTCAGCAACTACTGCATCTGTTAGAGGTAATAGAGGTTTAAGTCTCAATGTTAAGTCAGGTAGTGGTGGAGGTGGATTAATTCAACCTGTTGATACTGATATTAATCCCAGCCCATTTTATAGAGATCTTAAGGCATCAGTTCAGAGAAGATTAGATTCACGTAGATCACATTATAGAGGGGGAGTGTAAAGGACTAAAATAAGTGTTTTATGTTCTTTTAACCCCTTTTTAGGGGTTTTTTATTAATTAAATACCTTTTTAAATATAAAGTTGTTAATTGTATTGTTGATAATGATTCTCAATAAGGTATGATAATGATATGAATTAGTATCAATAATACTCTTATAATTCTTATAAACCCCTCCTGGTCTTGTGTCTTATAAACCTTATAAACCCCTTATAAACCCCTTATAAATCCCTTATAAATCCCTCCTGGTCTTGTGGGCTTAGCGAGCGTACCATAAGACGCGCAAGTTGTCAAGTTCCGGGCGCGGGAAAATATACGGAGACCCACACAAAATCTAGACGAGACTTATAAATAATGGTTATGAATCTCGACGAGACTTATACCTAGACAGGTTGTTTCTCGACGAGATATATGCTACAATACACAAGAACACAAGATCTCGACGAGCTTATGTACGACGATTACGATCTCGACTATACATTCAGCAATGATTATAATCTCGACGAGGACTCATACTATGAGCATTATGCTCAACTAGATGTAGTAGATCTCGACGAGGAATACACACGAGATACACAAGATTATGATACACTTGCGTATCGTCATTATGCATAATGTGTACTAGGTCATACATACACATTACACATCTAGTAACATGTTAACACATAACAAGCGCCTAGTTACAGTTACACTAGACATCATGTGTTATGATGATTTACATCTTGAAGATGTAAACTGGAAGGAGTTATTAGAACTCGAACCAGGTGAAGATCTTCACTGTAACGTAAAAGAATTCGATATCGATTTTTAATGTGCCAGTTCGTGGATTGGCACATTGATCAGTACTTTATGATATGAATTCGTATCATAAGAATATTGTATGATATGAATTCGTATCGCAATTGGGCATTCTTGTGCCAGTTGAGCAAGTGTCCACTATCTGCCCCACTGGGTCTCCTGGTGGGGTATTCTTGTTTCGTGGTTGAGGGATTGCCCCGATGTTTGATGAACTCTGGTCTGAGATTGCTGATGCTCCTGGTGAAATCTTCGATGTGATTGAGTATAAAGAAGAATGGGAGAAAGATGAGAAGTTCAATGTAGAATCTTACATCAACTCTAACTACGATTACTGATGTCGATTCTTGTGAAGTTTCAAGGTCGTTGGGTAAAGATGAACCCCCGACTTTCTGCTCCGAGTGAGTGGCAAACCACCATCAACAAATCTCACATTCGTAACTGAAACTCATGAATCGTTCTGAACTCCAAGATCAACTCATTCAGCAAATCCTGGATGATATGGACATCAAAACCATGATGGCGTGTTTGTATGATTCTATGAGTGAGAGTTATGATAACTATTCGGAGTCGGAATTGATTGCAGAGGTAAAAGAATACTACCCCGAACTTCTGGAGGATTAATTATACCCAGGGCCGCCGCGGGTGGACGGTTGGGGCACTGTCCACTGCTTCCCTCAGATCGGCGGACCCCGTGCCTATAATGTCTGTATGAACAACACCACTGCTTCTCAAGTCCACCAGTTCGATCTGGACATCGCTCCCGCTCTTCGTGATTTCATGGGTAGCAACCTCTGCGACCTCAACGATTGCGTCGATTGGGTTTGCGACGTGTTCGATCTGAACGCTACCGATTGGTTGATCGACCGTATCGCAGATGAGTTTGAAGAGTTCTTCGGGGTGTGACGGTTGAGAAGGTGGCACACACCCTCTTGACTTTCCCCCCAATCCGTCCCATACTACCTTCAGATCAAACAACACAGACTCATGCGTAAGATCGAACGTGAAATGAACAACGCCATTTCTAACAATCTGAACTGGCACAAAGACAACACCGAAGTCTCCTACGATCCCGAAACTAACGAGTCCACCGTATACCTTCACGGTAACAAAATCGCCATCATTGGTGATAACTTCGTTCAGATCTTCGACGGTGGTTATCAGTCTGTCACCACCAAATCCCGTCTGAATGCTATTCTCAAAGAGCACGGAGTCGCTAGCGAAGGTGTATTTCAACGGAACTGGAATTGGTACATTCACAAGTTCGTTGGACAGGCAGGAACTTCTCCTGTCTACAATGAGTATGAGTTTACCAATGGTTTCATGTTCGCATAAACAATAGGGAGGCAATTGCCTCCCTTTTTTTATACTTTTTTATAATTACCGGAAGGCAGGTTCGGTGGCGACCGTTTTCGTCATCAGGGCGACCCTGCCCCTCCTTCGCTTGTGACCTTATTATAGGGCAGCGGCAACCCCCCACAACCCACCTTGTGCCACTTCCCGGACTGTCCACCAAACCGCCACAGCACCCCCAGACCCCCTATACTAAGAGCATGAAAGAACTCCAATCCCGCTGCATCTCCATCGCCTCTGCCCTTGCTGCTGAGATCAACGGTGACCTCTCCTATGTGCCTGAGGAGGATGCAGAGCGTATCCTGGCACGTCTGACCCCCGACAACGTACAGGAGACGGCAGAGGAACTGGCACAACTTGCCTACTGGTTCAACTGAGGACCCCCTATACTAAGAGCATGAAGAAACAATCCACCAAACTGGACATGTCCTCCATCATGGCTGACTACACCGCAAAGGTGAACGCTGAGGCAAAGCGTCGGGAGGAGATTCTCAAAGCACACGCTGAGGGAACCTACCAGGCACCCGACCATGCTACCTACGGCACCTGGACCGTCTCCGACAGGGACTGACCCTGATCTGCTACAATACTCTCACAACGCAACCAAACCCCATGCGCTTTGAAGTCCGTTACCAGACCCCCTACAATGCCTGCGAGTGGCGGTCGCAATGGTTCACGACTAAGGAAGAGGCAGACCGTATGGTAGACTTCTACAGGTCCTGTGGGTCACCCTCTCACATCGCCCCCTCCTCCCTGGCACAACTGGAACGATGATCAACGCTCTGACCCGCTCCCGCTCCCCTGAGTTTCACCGACAGACCATGCTCCGCTTGACCGTTACCGCTGTTGTGCTGTGGTTGCTATGGGAACCGATCCGACCCATCCGCACTGTGACAGCAGACCTACTGCACACCACTGGTGACCTGATCGCCCGCTGACCCCTTATACTGATCTCAGTTCAAAGGAAACCCGATGCAAGTCTACGTCGTCACCGCTGGATTCTTCTATGAATCTGATGATCATTGCTCCCTGTGGGATTGCAAGTCTGCTGCTGATGCCCGCTGCGCCCAACTGAAGGAAGAATACGATTGGGCTGAGGTCAATCTGCAAACCGTCCACATGGAGTCGGCGCTGGTCGCCTGACCCCTTACAATACACTCACACGCAACCAACCAATGCAAGCACTCACCTCCATGATCCCCGAAACCGAAACCTACAACGGATGGGCAAATTGGGCAACCTGGAACGTCGCCCTCTGGCTCCAGAACGATGAGAACCTTTACAAGGTCGCCTGCCGCTACGATTCCTATGATCGCCTGATCCCCCGCCTGGAATCTCAGTTCGGGCAGATGACTCCTGACGGTGCTCGCTGGATGGACCCTACCATCGACACCGATGAGTTGGATGAGATGCTGGCTGACCTGTGACGGTCTGACAACTGTCCGGGGGTCTTGACCTGACCCCCAAAATCGCTTACATTACTCTCAGTTCAGACGGGTGGCGCTCACCCGATTCCCAAATGACCTTCCAAACCAACGGTTCCGTTCACCACTCTGGCGTCGCTAATGAGCACGACACCATCGCTCTGCTGAACGCCCATCAGGTGTTCGCTGAGACCGTCACCCACCTGGGCGGCACCCGTAACAAGGCAGACGCTATGGCGGGTGCTACTCCTATCAGCATCAAGCACAAGGCAGGTCTTCGTAACGGTTCCTTTGACTGGGTGAACACCTCCCAAACCGATGCCCTTCTGGACTCCTCCCGCTTTGAGGACTTCCGCTCCTTTATCAGCACCGCCCGTAACTGGGGTGCCGCTGAGCGTACCGCTATTGTGGAAGAGACCCGTGACCTGTTCAATGAGGTTTGCAGCGATGCCCTGAACGCCATCACCTCTGAGACCCTCACCGCTTGGTTGATCTCTGAACTGATCGACGCCAACCATGGGATGTCGATGGTCATCAACGACACCGCCGCCCAACGCTGCTATGTGATGGGTCACGATACCATCCGTGCCGCCCGTTGCCTCTCTGCTGGTTACACTGCCCACCTGGTCGCTGGTAAGGGCACGACCTCCCGCCGCATCGTTCTCAAGGGTAACGGTGAAACCCTGGACCTTGGTCTCCGTCTCCGTGTGACCAGCAACAACGGTATCAAGGCGTTTCTGGGTTTGAGCAAAGCGAACCGCAACTCTCAGGTCGTGCTGAAACTGCAGCAGGATAAGGTCGCCGCTCTGGTTGCCGATGCCGCGCCTCAGGTCATTTCCTACTGATTGTAACGGGGGGACCTTCGTGCCCCCTGATGCTGTAGGATACTCTCAGTTCAACCGACAGACCCATGATCCTCTCCCAATCCTCCGACCTCCGTACCCGTCAGATCGTGTGGACCGCCCGCTGCAACGACGACTCCGCCATCGGTTCGGGCCTGCAGCCCCAGTTGGGCATCAGTGCCTACGCCATCGCGGGTCAGTTCGCTGAGGTGTGGGCTGATGAGGCACAGGAGGCACTGCCTGCCTGGTGACCCCCTGGGTTCGTGAGGGGGCAGTGCCCCCGCCGCCGCCCCCGTGCGGTCGCGGCGCGTGTATATAAAACCCATGGGTCCCTGTAACCTACAAAGTGTTACGATCGCTAGCTCTTTATAAGACTCAAAGGTTTACTCAAAGGTTTACTCAAAGGTTTACTCAAAGTCCAATTTCAAGATTTTCTATATAAAACAAAAATGGAAATTCAAATACCTCAAATGCAAAAAAATCCCGGAGAAAATTATACGACTGTGGAGGTCGATCCAATAACTGGGGAGTATTATTTTAATATCCCCGAATGGGTGCTGAGTGAATTTGGTTGGTATGAGGGAACTGTAGTGAACATGGAGATTGATGGAGAAACGATCATTATCACTGAGGTTAAGGGAACTTGATACTCAAGGGCGCGGCGCTTGACCTCATATAGATAATGCTGTATGATAACCGATGTAATTACACTGTTTTATGGCTAAAGGATTTACTGTAAAAGCAAAGACTCCGACAGTCACCAAGGAAGTCGAATTCGATTATGAGAAGGCACGGGAGATGATCCGTGGTAAATCAATCGTCTTCTGTCTGCCTGGGCGTGGAGTTTCTTACACCTTCTTAAAGAATTTTGTACAACTCTGTTTTGATATCGTACAGAGTGGTGCTAGTATTCAAATTTCTCAAGACTACTCCTCGATGGTCAACTTCGCAAGATGCAAGTGCCTAGGAGCGAATGTACTTCGTGGACCTGACCAGATTCCCTGGGACGGCAAGCTAAAGTATGATTATCAATTGTGGATTGATTCTGATATTGTTTTCAATACTGAAAAGTTTTTACAATTAGTATTGATGGATGAAGATATCGCCAGTGGTTGGTATTGTACGGAAGACGGGCACACGACCTCTGTTGCTCACTGGATGGAAGAAGATGACTTCAAGAACAATGGTGGAGTCATGAATCATGAAACGCTAGAAACGATGTCGAAGCGTAAGAAACCATTTACTGTTGATTATGCAGGATTTGGTTGGTTGATGATTAAGCATGGAGTCTTTGAGCACGAAGAGATGAAGTATCCCTGGTTTGCTCCGAAGATGCAAGTCTTTGAATCTGGTGACGTACAGGATATGTGTGGAGAAGATGTATCGTTCTGTTTGGATGCAAAGGAAGCAGGCTTTGAAATCTGGTGCGATCCTCGTATCAGAGTTGGTCACGAAAAGACAAGGATCATTTGATGTCTAACGAACTTTACAATATCTATTGTAGGGGGAAGAAATTATACTCCCGCTTGACTGAGGAAGAGTATTTCAATATAATGGAGGACCTGTCGATAGAGTTCTATCAGACAGGATCTCCAAGACCTGATGAATTAGACACTGAAATTATTAAGGAGAATTATCATGGCTAAGGCAAAAGTAGGACTGAATAAAAGTTCTTATATTCCTGGTCCGCCTAAAAAGTCTCGTCAAGGAGATGGAATGGGTACTAAATACGCTTCCTCTTCTCGTAATAAGGCGCGTAAAAAGTATCGCGGACAAGGTAAGGGATAATGTACTTAGAAGGTGATGATGAATGGAACCAAATACATTCTGAAGACCTTTGGGTATACAATAAGTTGATATTAAGTCGGGTTTTGGGTTATACTTGTGGTCCTATAGGCACAAGTGTACCTAGACCCGATTTTTATATTTTAAGACCTAGTATGAACTTACTTGGTATGGGTCGTTATGCTCGTAAAGAGTATATCCATAAGTATACAGACCCTTATCATCCATCGGAATTTTGGTGCGAAATTTTTGAAGGAAATCATATCAGTGTAGATTACCAAAATGAAGAACAAAAATTAGCAGTTTTGGGTACAAGGGATGAGATGAATCCACTTTATAGATGGGATATGTGGAAAAAAGTTGACGTTACCATTCCTTTTCCTAGTATTTTAAAAAAATTGAGGGGTAACTATGAGTGGATCAACTGCGAATTTATAGGAAATCGTCTCATTGAAGTTCACTTTCGCCAAAACCCAGACTTTAGGTATGGAAATAGTGTAGCAATACCAGTTTGGAATGACTCGGATAAAAAAAAATATGATGATCATGAGTTCATTTATGATTCCGATTACCTTAGAAAAGGTTTTTGGGTAAAATAAATAGTAGTAAGGGATAGCAACCCCTCTAAAAGTTCTGATTTTTATAAATCAGGAGCTAAAATGGGACAATCACCTGTCGATAGGAACAAAGACTACATGAGAGAGATGTGGGGAACCACGAAACTCGCCTCAGATTATGGTTCAATGCAGAATTTAAATCAAAAAAGAGTACTAACAGAGGTCATGCACGACCTTGCGCCTCGTCACGACCTAAAAAAACAGTCTGAACTTCACGAAAAGATTCGTAATGATGAAGATTATGATGATTGGGACTATGGAACGGAGCCAACATATGGCAATCCTTGGATGTAAATATAAATAAAGCAAGAAAACTTCTTGACAAATGGCGATCTCACGGGTTTCTAGAGCATTTAAGGACATTAGTTTGTCTTTTGATCCACATCCTGTGACCAAGGATCTGCCTATTCTCAAAAATGAGGCAGCAATTACTCGTTCGATTCGTAATTTAGTACAGACAATACCAAATGAACGTTTTTTTCAACCACTTTTAGGGTCAGATGTGCGTTCAAGTCTGTTCGATTTCGTTGATTTTGGTACTGCTACCGTAATTCAAGAGCAAATTCTGACTACAATCGAAAATTTTGAACCAAGAGTCAACAATGTTAGGGTAGAAGTCGATCCTCAACCCGATAATAACACGTTTGAAGTCACAGTTTTGTATAATATCATCGGTCAAGACGTTCCTGCTCAGCAATTTACATTCTTATTAGAGGCTACCAGATAAAAAGATGCCTTTTACAAAGTTTACGAACCTCGATTTTGACCAAATAAGGACCTCGATCAAAGATTATCTCCGTGCTAACTCAAATTTCACGGATTTTGACTTTGAGGGGTCTAATTTTTCTGTCTTAATCGACACTCTAGCGTATAATAGTTATATTAATGCGTTCAATGCGAATATGGTAGTCAACGAATCCTTCTTGGATTCGGCAACTTTGAGAGAAAATGTCGTTTCTCTCGCAAGAAATATTGGTTATGTACCTCGCTCTAGGAACGCCGCTAAGGCAACAATTAGTTTGAACGCACAAACTACCTCATCATCGGATACAATGACCTTAGAGGCGGGTCTAGTGTGTGTAGGAACAGCAGAAAACAGCAATTATATCTTCTCAATACCAGAAAGCATTACTACAACCATCAATTCTGGTACTGGTTCTTTCAATAGTATTACGATCTACCAAGGGACATACCTCAAGAAGCAATTTGTGGTTGATGGATCACTTGATCAGCGTTTTGTCCTTGATAATTCCTTTATTGACACTTCAACTATCGTCGTAAAAGTCAAAGGACTCTCTGATAGTGGTGAAGGAAGAGAATATTCCCGTGTTGATAACATTTTAAATATTAACAAGACCTCAGAAATCTATTTGATTCAGGAAGTTCAGGATGAAAAGTATGAACTTTTGTTTGGAGACGGATATTTTGGTAAAAAATTAGAAAGTGGCACTATTATTACCGTTTCTTACATCATTACTGATGGTGAAGATGGAAATGGTGCTGCTAATTTCTCATTCTCCGGTAGATTTTTAGATTCTTTGGGAAATCCGATCATCCCAACCAATGCAATTAGCGTTACAACCGTAAATGCAGCAGCAAACGGTAGTGCAATTGAAAGTGTTGACTCAATTAAGTACTTTGCACCAAGAATTTACGCTTCTCAGCATAGAGCAGTGACGACTCGTGACTATGAAGCGATTATTCAACAGATTTATCCAAATACAGAGTCTGTTTCTGTTGTTGGTGGCGAAGAGTTGGACCCACCACAGTTTGGAAACGTCATTATTAGCATTAAACCAAAGAATGGCGACTTTGTTTCGGATTTTGATAAGCAAAATATTCTTTCAAAACTGAAAGATTATTCACTTTCTGGTATCAACCAAAGAATCACTGATCTTAAGGTTCTTTATGTTGAAATTAACTCTGGAGTCTATTATAACAGCTCTCAGGTTACAAACGTCAATGCCTTGAAGACTAAAGTAATTTCGATTCTGAATACTTTTGCAAAAGCAAATATCAACCAGTTTGGTGGTAGATTTAAGTATAGTAGATTGTGTCAGACTATTGATAATTCCGATAATGCGATCACTTCAAACATCACAAGAGTCATTATCCGTAGAAATCTAAAGGCACTGATTAATCAATCAGCACAGTATGAACTGTGTTATGGTAACAAGTTCCATATCAATAAGGATGGATTCAATATTAAGAGTACTGGATTTACTCTTGCTGGTAGAATAGGAACATTCTACTTCACAGATGTGCCCGGAAGCAACGGGAAGGGCGTTATTTCCATCGTTAAGGATATTAACGAGACTGGTAAGTATGAGATCGTAGTGAAGTCTGCAGGCACCGTAGATTACACTAAGGGTGAGATAACTCTCAACACTTTAAACATCACTTCTACGGTGGTTGCTAACAATATTATCGAAATTCAGGCGTTCCCAGAGTCTAATGATATTATCGGTCTAAAGGATCTATATCTATCCTTTTCTGTTGCTGATAGCACCATAAATATGGTTAAAGATACTATAACATCTGGCGAACAGATTTCTGGCGTCGGTTATAAAGTTACTTCAAGTTATTCAAACGGAGAACTAAAGAGGGGATAAAATGATACAAACGGGCTTTGAGAAGAGGGTAAAAGTTCAGCAAATAATTGAAAGTCAACTACCAGAATTCATACTTTCAGAAAGTCCAAAAACAGTAGATTTTCTAAAACAATATTACATCTCTCAAGAATATCAGTCTGGTCCATCAGACCTTTCAGATAATCTTGATCAGTATTTGAAGTTAGACAATCTAACTCCAGAAGTAATTATTGGTGAGACTACTCTTTCTGTTGGTATTTCATCAACCGATGAGACTGTTCGAGTTGCATCTACAAAAGGATTTCCTCATGAGTATGGTCTGTTTAAGATCGACAATGAGATTTTTACCTATACTGGTATCACTACAAACTCTTTTACTGGATGTATTAGAGGATTTAGTGGTATTACCACATATAAAACAGATTTAGACCCAGAAGAACTGCTGTTTAGTACGTCATCATCAGCATCTCACGATTCTGGAAGTTCTGTAGAGAACCTAAGTACCCGTTTTCTTAAAGAATTTTATAATAAACTCAAGTATTCCTTCACACCAGGTCTTGAGAATGTTGATTTTGTACCCAATCTTGATGTTAATAACTTCATAAAAGAAGCAAGAAGTCTCTATGAAGCAAAAGGAACGGAAGAATCATATAAGATACTATTTAAAGTTCTATATGGCGTTGTTCCTCAGGTAGTTGACCTAGAAGAATATCTTGTAAAACCATCTTCTGCACAGTTTATCAGAAGAGAAGTTGTTGTTGCAGAAAGAATTTCTGGTGATCCAAACAATCTGGTTGGACAAACGATAATAAAATCATCAGATTCAGAAACTAAAGCGTCTGTATCGGAAGTAGAAATCTTCACCAGATCTGGTATTAGCACATATTTTAAACTTGGTCTGTTTGTTGGATTTGATGATAGAGACCTTATTGAAGGTACATTTGAAATTCAACCACAGACAAAAGTTATTAGCGCAGTATCTGTTGGATCTTCTGTAATCACTGTAGATTCTACAGTAGGATTTGCTGATACTGGCAGGGTTGTTTTTGGAACCAATGCTATTGAATATACGTCTAAGACTGTAAACCAGTTCTTAGGATGCACAGGTGTTACTGTTGCAATTCCAACAAAGGCAAATCTTAGAACTGATGAAGTATTTTATGGATATGAGAATGGTGATACTACCAAGAAAGTAGAACTTCGTATTACAGGTGTATTGTCTGAATTTGAACCAATAGGTGATATTTTACTTTCTACTGAAGGTCAAAAGATTTATACCAAGAATGTTGGTGAAAAAATCTTAAATCCAAGTGCAAACAAGACTAATAAAGAAATATTTGCTAACAGTTGGATTTACAATACCAGCTCAAGATTTGATGTTGATAGTATTAGTGGTTCAAATTTCCAATTAAAGACTGAAATAGATAAGTCAAGTCTTAAAGTAGGAGATACTGTAGATATTCTTAATGGAGTAACAGAAACCGTTCTTCATAGCAATGCTACTGTCGCTACTATTGATGCAGTAAACAGGCAGATAACACTCAATAATCTCAGCGGATTCACTGCTAGTCCTACAGTTATCTACACAATTAGGAGAAAGTTAAACACTGCATCTAGTAGTGGAACTGAGATCTTCTATGGCGATAACACCATCACTAGTGATGTTCAGAACGTTTACACAGATCGTAGTGGATATGGATATGTTGCTTCAAACTCACTACCATCATATGATATTAGTGAAGATATTTCTAAAGCAACAATAACATCAGCAAGTGGAAGTGCTCTACAAGGATACAATACAGAGACCGAAAAGTATTCGATTCTTTCTTTTGCTAGCAACGTTCCATTCATTACTGGGGATGAAGTTTATTACACCTATTCATCAGCAGCACTGAATGGTCTCAGTGAAGGATACTACTACGTTAAAGTCCTTCCTTTAACAAACCAAATCAAATTATATGCATCAAGATCACTAATTGTTAGTGATAATCCTATTGAGTTTACTTCTAGTAGTGCTACTGGATCCCATACATTTACATTATCATCTCAAAAGAGTAGATATATTTACCCACAAAAACTTCTTAAGAAGTTTCCATTGAGTAGAAATATTCAAAATGGTAAAGGTTCTTCAACTCCACCAGAATCAACTGGTATGCTGGTCAACGGAGTTGAAATTATCAACTACAAATCGACCGATAAGATTTACTATGGTCCAATAGAAAAAATTCGACTCTATAATGGTGGAACGAATTATGATGTTATTTCTCCACCAGAGATTGTTATTTCTTCTCCAGGAGTTGGATGTACAACTGCGTTGGTTAGACCAGTTGTAAAAGGTAACGTAAAAGAGGTTAAAGTAGATCCCCAAGATTTTGATATTAAGGATGTAATATCTGTTACTATTGATGGTGGTAATGGATCTGGTGCTATTCTGGAACCTGTTGTTGGAACAAGATATCGTGAGATTGAGTTTGATGCACGTTTAACATCTGATGGTGGTGGGATTAACATCTCAGATGAGACAATCACATTTACAAAGCCTCATAACCTGAGAAATGGTGATGCTATTGTCTATAGCAGAAATGGAAATAATTCTATTGGCGTTGGAACATTTGGTGGAAGTAATACTCACCAAGATCTGTCATTGAATAGTGGTTCCGTTTATTTTGCAGAATTGGTAAATAATACCTCAATCAAACTATATGAATCTTTTGCGAATTACTCAAGTGGGATTAATACAGTAGGATTTACTACAACTTCTCAGGGTATTCATAAGTTTAGAATGTATGAGGATAAGAAAACTCTCAATTCCATTAAGGTTATCAATTCGGGAAGTGGATACCAAAATAGAAAACTTAAAGTTAAATCTGAAAATATTTCAACGGTTGAGAATTCAATCATATTTGAAAACCACGGTTTTGCTGATGGTGATGTTGTTGTTTACACAACCGATGGGACAGCAGTAACTGGTTTATCAACTTCTTTAAGATATAAAGTTCTTAAGATTTCTGATAGCACGTTCAAACTAGCAAATGCTGGTGTTGGTGGAACTATTACCGCAGATTATACTAAGAGACTTCCAGTTTCCATTACAGGAGTTGGAACTGGTTTCCAAAACTTCGCTTATCCTGATATAACAATCTCAGTAAATACCGAGTATGATGGTATAACTGGTGTTATTACTGCAACTCCAATTATTAGGGGTGAAATCGTTGATTTATATCTGTATGAGACTGGTACTGGATATGGTACAACTATTTTAAACTTCCACAAGAGACCAGATATTAAAATAAAGAATGGTAAAGATGCTGAACTGAAACCACTCATTTCTAGTGGTTCTATTGTTTCTGTTCAGGTAACTAGTGGTGGTAGTGAATATACCTCGGCACCAGATTTAACAGTATCTGGTGATGGTGTCGGTGCTAAACTAAGAGCAATGGTATCTGGTGGTAAGATCACCAACGTTGTTGTTATTAATCCTGGAGTAGGGTACTCTCAGAATACCACCTCAATTACTGTGACTCCAGCAGGTAGAAATGGTAATGTGGAAGCTTCTGTAAGAGCATTAACTTTGAATAATCACTATCGTTTTGGTGATGAGATTCTTTTAGAAACTAATGGAGAACTTGGATACGGATTAGTTGGATACACAACCAGCATTGGTTCTTCCCAATTTGGTGATGATGGAACATCACATTCACCAATTATTGGTTGGGCTTATGATGGAAATCCAATTTATGGTGCATATGCTTATGCCGATCCTTCAGATATTAACTCTGGAATCAAAATTCTGAGCAATGGATACGAAGAATCTACATCCGATATTGTTGATAGACCGATTGGATTCACTGCAGGATTTTTTGTCGAAGATTATAAGTTCACCTCTTCTGGAGACCTTGATGAACATAATGGAAGATATGCTAAGACACCAGAATTCCCCAATGGAGTTTATGCATATCACGTTGGCATTACTAGTGATGGGAAGAATAGCAAGTTTCCATACTTTATAGGTCATACATATCGTTCAACCCCAATCACACAAAATATTGATCAAGGATATAATTTCAATAATTCAGAACTAACAAGAAACACTTTCCCATATAAGATCGGAGACAAATACGCCAATAACGATTTTATCTCTGAGTCTTATGAGACTCTAATGCAAAGTGCCGTTATTGATTCTATTACTAAGGGATCTGTTGATGGATTTGTAATCAATGAGTCTGGAGCAAATTACAGAGTAGGTGATATTGCATCATTTGATAGTACAGATACTAATGGTGGAGGACTCTCTGCATATGTTGGATCCGTAACTGGTAAATCAATTGTTGATGTAAATACTACAATTCAAACTTATCAATCTAACGTTCTTACTTGGGATAATTCGAATCAAGTATCCGTTCACGTTGATCCATATCATACTTTCTTAGAGAATGACCAGATTGTTATTTCTGGACTATCTACCTTCGTTCCTGGACTAACAAAAACCCATAAAATTGGAGTTACTTCAGAAACAACTAGACTAGTTGCCGAAGTAGCAGCAAATTCAACAGTTGGTTTTGTTACTGATATTTTTGTTATCAGTATTCCTTCTACAGTCTCTGCTGGAACAACTGTTGCTATTGGAACAGAGAGAATGTCTGTTCTCAATACTTATCCAGAAAATAAGGTTATAAGGGTAATCAGAGGAGTTACAGGGTCTGCTCACACAGCACACACAGACGTATTTGTATCAACAAATAGATTTACTTTACCAGTTAAGACTTCATACTTTGATTCTAGTGTAAATGATAAGATATACTTCAACCCTATTCAATCTGTAGGTATTGGTACAACTACTGGTTCAGCATCATCAAACACATATTTGGTTGGCGGAAGGGCAAAAACAGTTTCTGTTCCTGTCCAAAGTATCTACCTACCAGATCACCCATTTAAAACTGGTCAACAAGTAACATTTGAAAGAGTTAATGGGACACATGGAATCAATGTTTCAAATACGGAAACTAGTCCCGCATTTGGAATTCCATTAACTGGAGACTCGGAAACTCTATATGTAATCAAGAAATCTGATGATATTGTCGGTCTGTGCACACAAGTTGGTCTAACAACAAATACTGAAGGTTTATATTTCAGATCATTTATTGAAAATGGAGATAGCAACGACTATAGATATTCTTTCACATCCAATAAGACTCAAGTAACCGCTAGAGCGGAAAAAATTAAGGCTAGAGTTTCTGTTTCTACAGATCATAACTTAACCAATGGTGATACTATCAAGTTGAGTTTGAATTCTCAACAGTCTGTTGGAGTTGGGACATCCGCATCAGTTTACGTCAAGTACAATTCCACACACGATAGACTGCTAGTTAATCCAATTGGATTTAATTCAACATCAGTCAATACGTCAACTGGAGAGTTGACCATAACAAAACACGGTCTAAAAACTGGTGATAAGGTTTTCTATAATGCCTCTGACCTGGTTGTATCTGGATTATCGACTGGAACATACTTCGTCTACAGAATTGATGACGACACAATTAACCTCACTACTACAATTTATGATGCTGTTTCTACACCACCTTCTATTGTAAGTTTTGCTTCTACTGGTGGTTCAAGTCAAGAATTATCTAGAATAAATCCACAACTAGAAGTTGTTAGAGATAACAACCTAGTATTCAATGTATCTGATACATCTCTGAGTGGTTACAAACTTAAACTATTCTATGATAGTGATTTCAAGAACGAGTTAGTTTCTATTGGTTCATCTACAACATTCAGTACTTCTGGTGTTGGAACTGTTGGTGTTACAACCACAGCAACTTTCACACTTAACTATCATAAAGATCTTCCATCAAAGATTTATTATCAGTTAGAAAAGTCTGGTTTTATTAGCACTGCTGATACAGACGTTAAAAATTATAATGAAATCTTATTGGTTGATAGTAGATATAATGGAACATATGCAGTTTCTGGTGTAGGTACAACCACGTTCGATATTTCACTAAGAGGTGTTCCTGAAGATCTTGATTATAATCAATCTTCTACAAGCGTTCTTAAGTACTCCACATCTTCACCAAGAGCTCTTGGTGGTGTTGATTCGATGAAGATTACTTTTGGTGGAGCAAATTACAAGAAACTTCCAAGATTTGTAAGTATTGCTTCTTCAATTGGAGATAATGCGGATATTATTCCAACATCAACAAAGTTGGGTAGAATCAATCAGATTACAATTCAAGATCCTGGATTTGATTTTTCTGCAGACAAGACTCTCAATCCTGAGGTCTACATTTCACCAAATATCACTGTTGTAAATAGAAATGAAATTAGCAATATTAATGTTACATCTGGTGGTTCTGGATATACATCAGCACCAGATCTAGTCATTGTTAACCCAGCGACTGGAAGAGCATATGATACTGGTCTCGTAATAGCAAAAGTACAAGGTGCTGCAATTTCATCTGTTGAGATTATTGAATCCCCAAGAGGAATTTCTGAGCTAAAATCCCAAATTTATTCTGTTAATAATAGTAATGGTGTTGGTATTAACAGCATATTCACATCACAAGCAGGAATTATTACTTGTATTATATCTACACCAGTTGCTGGATTCACTACAGCAACAGCACCATTTAGTGTAGGAGATTATGTTTTTGTTGAGGGCGTATCTTTAGCATCTACAACTGGAACTGGTTTCAACTCAGAAGACTATAGTTACAACTTCTTTGAGGTAACTGCTTATAGAAATACCAACCCAGCAGAGGTTGAGTATGATATTTCACCATATGCTACAAATGCTGGTGTAGCGAATACAGATCAAAATTCATTCGCTTTCCTGGTGAACAGGAATAACTATCCAACGTTTGATGTTACACAAGAACCATTAGCATTTATTATTGGTGAAACCGTATTTACAAAATCTGGTAATACCTATACCGAAAGAGACTTGATTATTACCGATAACCTAAATGATTCCATCAAGGTTTACGGAACTTACACTTTAAGTGTTGGTGAGGTAATTGTTGGAAAAGATTCTGGAACCGTAGCAACGATTGATTCTGTTGAGGAAAATAAGGGAATATTTAAAGTCAATTATGGTCTGAATACTGATTATGGTTGGTCAGATGATATTGGAAAACTTAACGAAGATTATCAAGTTCTGCCAGACAATGATTATTATCAGAATCTATCTTACACCATTAAGAGTCCAATTGAGTATGAAGACTGGATAGATCCAGTAAATAGACTCTTACACTCTTCAGGTCTTAAGAACTTTGCCGATACTGGAATTACAAGTACGGGAAGAGTTTCTGCAGCAACAAGTAATGGATCAACAAGTACAGCATTGGTTGATATTATCAATCTTAATGCTGACGGGTCAACAATGAGAGTTGATGCTATCAACTTCTTTGATTTTGGTATTGATACTGATGTATCATCGAACAAGTCAAAGTTTGTTAAACTTCAGAATAAGAAACTGAGTGACTACATTGAATGTAGAACTAATAGAGTTCTTACAATCGATAACTTCAATAGTCAGTTCTCCAATGCCGAAGATGCAAACACAACTCTTTACAAGGACATTGATAGTTTCATTGCTAATGATGGATATAGTAGATATTTTGTTCAAATAATCAATCCTAATACTGCAGATAGACAATCTACAGAAATTGTTATATTGAATACTGCCGATGATGATCTAATTACTGTTGAAAAATCATCTGTATATAATACAGAAAGTCAGTTAGCAGATCTTCAAGCAATCAAGGATTCATTTGGTAATGTAAAACTAAGATTTACTCCAGTAGATCCTTACGAATCTGATTTTGATATCAAGTTTATTAAAACTAATTTTAATACAACTCTTGCTGGTATTAACACACAGTCAATTGGTTTTGTAGATCTTATTGGTTCAAACGTAACAGTTGGTGTAGGTTCTACCTCAACTGTTTATGAAAAAACTACTGGAACTGCAGAATCTCTCTTCGCCATCGTCGAACTTACAGATACTGTAACGAAGAACAAGGCGGTTGTTGATATGTTTATCGATCATGATGGAACCAATACATATAAGTCCGACTTTTTCTTCGACAACTCTTCTGGATCTGGAGCATCAAACAACTTCATTGGTACTTTTATCTCTAGTATAGACTCTGGTGTTCTTTCGCTCAAGTTTGAGAATACAGAATCTAATGAGGTTCTTGTTAGATCTTCTGTTGTTGGTTTTGGTACTACTGCGTCTGGTATTGGAACTTATATCTTCAAGGCATCTGGACAACCAGATAATTTGGTAAAAGAGGGTAGATTAGAAAGCAACTACTCAGTATTCTCTGGAACTGGAATCTCAACCGTCTCAACGTACTCTAGATTAGATGTTACTACTGTAAAAACAACTGCTAAGGTTTCTTACGGAAGCACTTCAGCACTACACCAGATTGTATTTGAACATAACAATATTGATACATTTACCGTCCAATATCCATATCTTTCAGTTGAAAGTACAACAGGAATTGGTACATTTGGATCAGAAATTTCTGGTGACGACTTCAATCTGGTGTTCTATCCAGATTCTAATATCTCAGATGATATCACTGTACAAACTTACAGTGAAATTATTCAAACAGAGAAGGATTTGAATAATGTTCCTGCTGTACTTTCTTATGGTACTATCAACCAAAGACTGGTTACAAATCAGTTTGATTCTATCAATGGAGATAGAACAAATAGATTTGATTTTGATGTTACTCACAATGGGGTTCCAATTTTTGAAAAGCAGTTCAATCCTGGAATATCAACCGTTGTTAATCTTGGAACTGGAGTATTTACACTAAATGATCATTTCTTTAGCACGGGTGAAAGACTAATCTACACACCAAGATCATCATTTGTTGGTGGAGCATATACCGCTATGGTTATGTCCGATACCAATATTCTTCCAGTAGATGTTTATGCTATCAAGATTAATAATAATCAATTCAAACTCGCTACAAGCAAATCCAATGCAAACGCTGGAGTAGCAGTAACCTTTAATTCCGCTGGAACTGGAAATGCTCATACTCTTGAGATGAGTAAGAAACTGGAGAAATCACTGATTACTATTGATGGTGTTGCTAGATCTCCTCTCGCATTTACTCCAATCAATCATACTCTCTCTGATAATGGTGGTTCTATTTCTGTTGGAGCAACATATTTTGGAGTTTCTGGTATTTCTTCGATACTTCCGGGTGATGTTCTGAAAATTGATGATGAATTTGTCAAGGTAGATGCCGTTGGTATCGGAACTACAACTATTGGTCCTATCACCGGAACTGGTTCATTCAGTGTTATTAAGAGTGAAAGAGGTTTTGTTGGAACCTTAGCAACAACACATACTGATGGAACAACCGTTAGGGTCTATCAAGGTTCTTATAATATGACCAGAAGTAAGATCCACTTTACTGAGGCTCCTAGAGGAAACACTCAAGAACTGGTAGATGAAAGTAATATTCCTTATACTAAGTCATCATTTACTGGAAGAGTTTATCTCCGTCAGGATTATTCTACTAATCAAATCTACGATAATATCACAAGACAGTTCACTGGAATTGGTGCTACTTATAGACTAACTGTTGGAGGAGCAAACACCACTGGTATTGAAACTGGTAGTGGCTTGGTGTTTATTAATAATATGTTCCAGACGCCAACAACAAACAATAATGCTGGAGGAAACTACAGTTTCATTGAAAACGCTGGTATTTCTAGTATTGTGTTTACTGGTGTTAATAATGCAAGTTTCATCTCCGACTATGATGTAAACCAGAACTTACTTCCTAGAGGTGGTTTGATTGTTTCTCTTGGATCAACTCAAGGTCTCGGTTTTGCTCCTCTGGTTGGTGCAGCGGTTACTGCAGTTGTATCTGGTGGTGTTATTCAGTCTGTTGGTATTGGTTCCACTGATATTGTAGGTTCTGGATATAGAGGAACGGTTTCTATTGGTGTAACAGATTCAAGTCACACTGGAACTGCTGCTAGTATTACAGCAACAGTCGGTGCTGGTGGAACTCTATCATTTACTGTAGTTGATGGTGGTAGTGGATACAGTTCCAATCCAACTATTCAAATACCAGAACCAAATTATGAAAATCTACCAATCGTTGGTGTTTCTCGCCTTGGTATTGGCGCTACTACAGACACTGGAAGTGGTCTACTCCTTAATGTTGAGGTTGGTGCTGCGGTTACCAACGTTGGTATTGGTTCTACCTTGTTTGAAATCAAGAACTTTAAGATTACAAGACCTGGTTGGGGATTCAGAAAGGGCGACAAGTTCAAACCAGTTGGTTTGGTAACCGCCAAAGATCTTGCAGCACCAATCAATGATTTTGAACTAGAAGTTCTAGATGTATTCAGTGATAATTTTGCCGCATGGCAATTTGGTGAGTTAGATTACATTGACTCTATCGCAAGTCTACAAAATGGAATAAGAACTAGATTCCCACTTCAGTATAATGGTGAGCTTCTAAGTTTCGAAGTTGATTCAAACAATATTGACTCTGCTGCGATTGATCTTGAAGCACTACTACTAATCTACATTGATGGAGTCTTACAAGAACCAAATGTTAACTATAACTTTGAAGGTGGTACTTCAATCGTATTTACAACTGCTCCAAAAGAAGACGATAAGGTTGATATATTCTTCTATATGGGAACAAGGGACACTGATTCGATTAGTGTTAATGTAAATGAAACGATAAAAGTTGGAGATTCTATTCAACTACAAAAGACAAAAACCAGTGAAGTTCAAGATCCAAGAACAATTTACAACATAAATGCTTCAGATAAGGTAGAGACCAATATTTACGGTGGTCTTGGAATTGATGATACCAACTACAAACCATTTAGTTGGACCAAGCAAAAGGTTGATAAGAACCTTGGTGGGGAACTTATCTACAAGTCCAGAGATTCTATTGAAGGACAAGTTTATCCAACAGCAAAAATTATTGGTGATCTTTCAACTTCTGGTACAGAGATTTTTGTTGATGACGCACAATTCTTCAACTATGAAGAAAATGAGTCTGCTATCACTATTGCTAGCGTAAATGGTATTATTGTTAACACAACAACAGATCCTGTTGCTGCAGCAATAACAGCGGTTGTTTCTGCTGCTGGAACTATTAGTTCCTTTACGATTACCAGTGGTGGTTCTGGATACGTTGGTTCTTCCACAGATGTTAAAATTTCTGCTCCTAAGGCAGTTGGTGTTGGTGTTGGAACAACTGCAACCGCAACAGCAACCGTTTCTAATGGTTCTATCACTGCGATAACAGTTGTAAATCCTGGTTTTGGTTATACACACACTGCTGCTCCACAAGTTCTAACTTCAACACCAACAATTTCATTCGAAACCATAACTGGTATCAATGCCGTTGCTGGTTTCGCAGGAACAGTTACTGGAATTGGAACTACAGTTGGAACTGGTGGTAATCCATTAGCACTCAAATTTACATTGAATGCTTCTTCATTCACTGGTCTTCAGGAAGGATATCCAATCTATGTTTTCAATACTAGCATTGGAAATGGTGTTACTTCTATCAACGGATCAGATTCTTCTGTAGTAGGTGTTGGAACAACATTCTTAGATAACATTTATATTATTAACTCTTTCCACTCTTCTGCTACAACTGGAGTTGCTACTTGCAATATTCTATCTACGACACCGATAACTGGTCTATCAACAACTGGTAGTGCTACAGACCCACGCGGACACTTCTCTTGGGGTAGACTTTCTGGGTTCACTAGAGCATCTTCACCAGTTTCTATTGGTGTAACAGGTCTAACAGTTGACTCTGGATTATCAACATTCCCATCAATTCAAAGACGTGGATATGGTTTAAGAGATGGTGGAGCACTGAGGAAGGATCTAGGATAGTTATAAATATAGAAAAAAGCTATTACGATGGCGGCAATTGTAACAGATCAGTTTAGAATATTAAATGCGGGAAATTTTGTAGATTCCGTCACCAGTTCTTCTAACTCATATTATGTTTTTGTAGGTCTTTCTAATCCAGCAGTAGTTGGATACGGTAGAACAACGGATTGGGATACTAACACTCCCAATCCAACTGATAATTTTGATTATCAGAATTTTGTTGGTGATAACATGTCTTTTGGTAAGAAGGTAACTTCTTCCAACGTGAGAAGACTTGTTAGAAGAGTTGACTGGACGAGGGGGACAAAATATGAAATGTATCGTCATGATTATAGCTTGACCAACCTTTCACCAACTACAAAGTCTTCAAGACTTTATGATACAAATTATTATGTAATGAATAGTGAGTATAAGGTTTATATTTGTATTGATAATGGATCTTCAGGAATTAATACTGCAGGGAATGCTTCTTTAGATGAACCAACCTTTACAGATTTAGAACCATCCAAAGCTGGTGTAAGTGGTGATGGATATCTTTGGAAATATCTGTATAGTGTTTCCCCTAGTGATATTATTAAATTTGACTCTACAGAATATATTTCTTTACCTAGTGATTGGGCATCTTCAACTAACGCTCAAATTGCAGCAGTAAGAAATAATGGAGATTCTGATACAAATGAAAATCAGATAAAGAAAGTTTATATCGACACTCAGGGTCTTGGATATTCACAAGGATCCCACGAATTGAATATTTTGGGTGATGGTAGTGGAGCGAAAGTTATTGTAGATGTTGATGCTAACGGAAAAGTAACAAATACTGTTGTTTCTTCTGGCGGTAAAGATTACACCTATGGTATGGTTGATCTTGGATCTATTAACTCAAACTCTTCAACCAAGGCTAAACTGATTCCAATCATTCCACCTTCAAAGGGTCATGGATATGATATCTACAGAGAACTTGGTGCTGATAAAGTTCTTGTTTATGCTAGATTTGATGATTCAACAAAAGATTTCCCAACTGACGTAACATTTGCTCAGATTGGAATTGTAAAGAATCCAACCTCCATTGGATCTACTAACTTATTCACTGAAAATCAATTCTCATCCTTAGGAGCACTTAAGTTTACATCCACTACTGGATCTGTATCAGTTGGAGACAAGATTAGTCAATCGGTAACTGGTGGTACTGCTAAAGGGTATGTTGCATCGTATGATTTGGAGACAAAGGTTCTTAAGTATTTCCAAGATAGAAATTCTTTCTTGAATCAGACATACTTTGATACTACAGATTATGTCGGTGTTTCTACAAATGCTAAACTATATGATTTTGCTTCAAATGCAAACGCTGTAACATCAACTTCTGGTTTTTCTGGTTCAATTGATACTGGTTTTACTGGTATTAGCACAAACCCATCTGGAACAAAACTTATCTCTCTTGGGACTCAGTTTACGAACGGAGTTGCCAGTCCTGAGATAAATAAAGGGTCGGGAGATATTGTATATCTTGATAATCGTCCCGCTATCTCCAGAAATTCTAGACAAAAAGAAGACGTTAAAATTATCCTGGAATTCTAAAAAATGCCACAGAAAACGAATCTCAATATAAACCCTTATTACGATGATTTTGATAAGGAAGATAACTTCTATAGGGTTTTATTCAAACCAGGATATCCAATCCAGGCGAGAGAGCTAACAACTCTCCAGTCTATCTTACAAAATCAGATAGAGTCGTTTGGAAGTCACGTCTTCAAGGAAGGTTCAATGGTTATCCCTGGTGGGGTAACCTTTGATGCTAATTACAACTCGGTAAAACTCAATGCCGATCATTTGGGTATTGATGTTAACATCTATGCTACTAACTTAGTAGGAAAGAAACTTAGAGGACAAACCTCTGGTGTTGTTGCTACAGTTGATAAGTGGCTCGATATTTCCGAATCAGAAGGAATCACTAATCTCACATTATTTGTAAGATATCTCAATGCAGATAATGCTGGTGAAGTAGTTCCTTTCACTGATGGTGAAGTCCTGATTACAGAAACAGGATTTACTTACGGTAACACCACAGTAAATGCAGGCGAAACTGTTGCGTCTCTGATTGATGAAGATGCTACATCAGTTGGAACTGCTGTTGGTATTGCTAACGGTGTTTATTTTATTAGAGGAACTTTTGTAGATGTATCACAGGATAAAATTGTTCTTGATGCATATAGAGCAGATTCATCTTATAGAGTTGGTCTAACTATCTTAGAAGAGATTGTAACAGCTAAAGATGATTCTTCTCTTTATGATAATGCTAAAGGATATTCAAACTATGCAGCACCAGGTGCCGATAGACTGAAAATTTCTCTAACATTATCCAAGAAGCTCCTAACAGACTTTGACGATAAAACTTTTGTAGAGTTGATCAGAATTGAAAATGGTCAGATCAAAAAATTACAAAACAAGTCAAGTTATAATCTGATTAGAGATTACTTTGCTAAGAGAACTTTTGAAGAGTCTGGTGATTATGCTGTAGACGAATTTAGTGTAGAAGTAAATGAATCATTAAATAATGGATTATCTAATGGTGGCGTCTATACTGAAGGTCAAAGTACCGATCAGGGAAATACTCCGTCAGAAGATTTGATGACCGTAAAGGTATCTCCAGGAAGAGCCTACGTTAAGGGATATGATATTGAGACTATTTCAACAACTAATATTGATGTAGAAAAGCCAAGAGATAAGAAGAGTATTTCATCGGCACTTGTTCCATTTGAATTTGGAACACTAATAAGAGTTAATAATGTTCAGGGAACACCTATTCTCGGTATTAATAACAATGATAACATTGTTAGGTTACAAAACCAAAGAAGAGGTTCTTCTAGCACAGCAGCAACTGGAACTGAAATTGGTAAGGCAAGAGTATATTCGTTTAGTTTAACGGACGCAGCATATTCAGATGATACTTCTGACTGGGATCTGTATCTGTTTGATATTCAAACATACACAAAGATCACTCTAAACCAGTCTGTAACCACTGCAGAGGTCCCTGCTAGTTCCTATATTAGAGGTGTAAGTAGTGGCGCTTCTGGTTATGTTGAGACGGCACCTGGTGGTAGCGCCACTCTTAATCTCATCCAAACATCTGGAACCTTTATTGAAGGTGAACAAATTCTGATTAATGAAACTAAAGAAGTTTCAAGATCGATTAAGACTATTCAGACTTTTGGTATTGAAGATGTTAAATCAATCTACCAAAACTCAGATTCTATTGATTCTGATATGAGTCTGGACTTTATTGCCGACTCAGTTCTTCAAAGAAAACTTGCTAAGAACTTTGGTATTGCCGACACCATCAGAATTACTAGTGGTGGTAACGTAACTTGTCCAGGAAAGAACTTTGTTGGAATTAAGAGTGATACTATCATCAGGTATCAGATACCTGGTGTTGCTGATGAAACTTTCAATAGAGTCGTCAGTGTAAATAATGATAATAGTATGACCGTTGCTGCCGTAGAAAGCGTTAGTGGTGTATGTAATGGTTCTCTACCAGGTAGCAATACTGATGTTACATTTTCTCTTGGAGCTCCACTAGTAGAAGATAATGGTGGTCTTTTTGCTCCACTCGAACAAGAGAACATTGCTTCAGTAAGTCTTGCCGGATCTAACCTTTTAGTTTCGAGTCAACTCAAACAACAAACCACCAGTTCTACTGGATCTTTAACTATAAACGTTTCATCTACTGGTATTAGCAGTGCTTTCTTTGAGACATTTGATGCGGAAAGATACGGAGTATTCTATTCTAATGGAACTATTGAAGACCTATCATCCGACCAAGTTACTCTTGGTTCAAATGGTCAGACTATTACATTTACAGGATTAACTCCTTCTCAGTCTGGAAACGTCACAGTTAATACAACTGTTAAGAAGAACTCTATCACAAGCAAGACAAAAAACTTCACTAGAAGCGAAAAGGTCAGTGTTATTAATAGTGTTTCTGGTGTATCCACTGCTATTAGTGGTCTTACAGAAAGTGCTTATTATGGAACAAGAGTTCAAGATAAGGAAATATCTCTAAACTTCCCAGATGTTGTAGAAGTTTTAGCAATATATGAATCATATGATACGTCTGCTCCAACTCTAGATTCCATTGAATTCCCTTCAGGATTATCTTTGGATGCAAACTCTATTCTTGGGGAAAGAGTTGTTGGATCAACTAGCGGAGCCATTGCTCAAGTTGTAACAAGATCTTCTGCAACTAAGGTTGAGATTGT